CCTGATCACCTGCAACAACTTCTGTAGGTTCGTCAAGTATTCCATATGAGCTAGTTCCCCCCGCAACGCAAGCCACGCTGAAAGGGGAATTTGCACCAAGCATCGCTGTTAAATCATCAGCAAATGACATTTAATTAGCCGTACTTCTTAGAAGCCAAAGCAACGACGGCAACCGCACCCGCGCCTGTTCCACCTGCAACAGTAGAACTAATTTTTAGGTACTGCTTTAACTCAGATACGTTGAGGTAGATCTTTTCAACTAATGCTGTATTTGCAGAAGTTGTTGTAAAAGCGCCATCTGTAACGTCTGTATAAGTACCGCCGGATGTGTCACATTCAGTGATCTTTATGGCATAAGTAATGCCAGATCCGCCAGCCTCGGCAGCTAATACAAACGCGGCTGAACCTTCATAGCCCTGAATGTCAACGGCTGAACCAACCGCAGTTGAAGCCAACACGTCATTTCCTAATAAGCTTAGGACTTCGGTTTTTGAACCGAGATTTTTAAGAGTCATTTGAAATTTCCTCCTTTATCGGAGTAGTGGGTTTTTTACGTTTAGCAGTTGGTTTTTTCTTCACTTCACAAACAGAAGCTACTTGCGCTTTGCCTAATTGGATAAGGGTTTTTGCATCTTCAGAAGAGGCCTCTATGACCTCCCCTGATTTTGCTAGTTCCCCTTGTAACCAAGTAGGTCTAAGGAGTTCTATCCTCATCGCTTATTAAGTTCCTAAGCAGAAACTTTCAGCATGACGAACAGCAACGTCGCAGTCCTGTAAAGCAACGATGCGAACAGTACCGCTTGTTGAGTTGGTGTAAGGATCAACGGTTAGATCTAAACCACTCCAGAAACCCATAATTAGGTCGGAGAAATTACCAAACCAAACGTCACCTGCAGCAACTTGATTAGAAACCAATGCCCTGTAACCATTCATTTCGCCGTCTTGTCCACCTGTCCAAACGAACTCACCTGAACCTGCATCTTTCTTAGTTCCTTTCAAAGAACCGCGCATTGATGCGTTAGTGATATAGCAAGGAGAACCGACTAAGGCGTTTGCACTACCTAGATCAGATTCCATAGCGATCACTTCAGGGAAAGTTGGAACAGCACCCGCAAAAGCTTCAGCACCAATTCCTACGGTATTTTTTATGCCTAGCGGTTCGCTGCCTACCCCAGAACCATAAAGGCCAGCCAAGTCAATCTTTAGCGCAATAACGCGAGCTAAGTCATTTCTGATGAATTGCTCAATTGAAATAGATGATTGAAGAAGTAGTTTTCTTGTTACATCTGTATAAGCTCCCACTGTGCGGGGAATCATTGAAACTTGTGACAATGTTTGGTCACTTTCAGCCGCCGCTGCACCTTCAGCAATCCACGTCGCAGATGCTGCGCCAGTCTGTTTCGGCAGTTTGATATTGCCCTCTAAGCCAGAAAGGATAGTTGCCCCTGCCCTTGCACAAGCGCTCTCATTTCTTAGCAGGTCTATAAATGAACCTGTTAAAAGCTCCTCTTTTATTACGTCGCCACCTGCTGAACCCGGTGATGTTTGTAAATCTCTTGTTAGTACATCTTGAGGGATTGTTATACCTCTTGAAGTTCTGCCAAGTTTTGCAGCCGCCGCCTCAGATGCTTCAATTTCAAAAGAAGCCGCTTCACGTGCGCGGGTATCTGTTGGGTTAGCAAGATAGTTAAGAGCCTTTAAGAAAGAAAAACTTCTTGACTCTTTTTCTGTCATGCCTAACTCTGCATTGCCTGATGCTTGTGCTACTGGCTCTTGCTTCCAGTTATCGACAATTGCTTGATTAAAATCTGCAACGCTGCGACCTTCAGAAACATAAGTTTGACCTAGTTCTCTTAAGTCGTGCCTTTCAGCAGCTTTTTGAATGTTTGTAATACGGCTACGCTCAGCTTTCAATAGCTTTTCGCTATCTACTGCTTCTGAACGCACCTCCAAAGTTTCTTTTGGTGTAGTGGTCATTTCAACAGGTTTAGAAGTGGACGATGCGTCAGAAGACGCGGCGTTAATACGCTCTTGTAGTATATTATCTGATTCCTGCGTATCCGTAACGGTTCTGTTTACTCCAACTGTTGAATCGGCGGGGCAAGGTGCAACCGATAATTCATGAACAGTGATGTCCTTACCAATAAACTGTTCGCCTCGCTGTTCAAAATCGTTAACAACGTACCCAAAGCTAATACCCCTAATTATCCCGTCTTGAATGTCTCTGTAAATAGAACTTGCAAATTCTTCTTTGCTAAAACGTACCTCTGCATATCCACGCTTGTCACTTTCATCGATCCAAGCTTTGTTAACTACTCCAATCGGTCTATCGAAAGAGTGATTAAACAAAAGTGGGCCGCCATCGTTTAGCCGTGAAAGATCCCAATTGTCTGACTTATGTTCAAGCACCTCATCGCCAAAATAACGAGCAACAGGTTGTTCAGAACTAAAAGGAAAGGTTAATGTTCTCTCTTGTTTTTCGACCTGTTTTACTTCAAGGGCAAAATCCCTTTGAACTAATTTTTGCTCTAGATCACGTTCCATTTTCTTCAGAATCGTTTGGTGTTTCGTCTACTTTAGCCTGCGTAGCAATATTGGTTGAATCTGTCTCGAAATTTAGCCCGTAAGATGCCGCCATTTCTTGTTCGGCTTTTCTTGCAATTAAAAACTCTTCTAAATCTGTCCCAGATAATTCGCTTAGAACTTGCGATTGCAATTTAAAACCAGCTTTAACAGCTAGGCTTGCAGCCTCCACCTCCTTTTTCGGATCTATCCAATTCATGCCGGAAAACATAAATCGACAGAGTTGATAGCGTTCGGGTTCTGACTGGTAATTAGGCAATTGCAGCGTTCCTCCTAAAACACTTAGTTCTAACCATTCCTTATAAACTTTTTCTAATAAGATTTCTTTTAATTGCGATTGTAAAGCCTTAAATGATTGTTGATCTTGTAATAGATCAAGGCGGCTAGAACTGTAATTTGATTGACTGCTATCTCTTGATAATGTCGCGTATGAAATGCCAATTGAAGCAGATAAAGCCCTAATCATTGCACGAACAAACGGTTCAAATTGACCATCAGGCGCGTTTAAGTCTGGAACCGTCACAGATTCACCGGGGGCTAAATATTTCACCTGAGCCGGAGCCATGTCATAGACCCTTTCGTTTTCCTCGTCTAAACCGTCAGAATTTAATTCTCCTTCGGGTGACTGGATATAAGCAGTTAAACAACTTGACGCTCTAGCTCTAATTATCTCGGCTTGTTCGTATCCCTCCAAGTGATGCATCCTTTGAATAGCACTAGCCATCCATGTCACGCCGCGAGTTTGTCCGGGGCGCGTAAAGGTTGCCAAATGAATAATATCTTCAGCATTAACAATAATATGTCTGTCTTTTTCGGTTGGTTGATTAACAAAAAGAGTATCTCCGGGGTGTTTCGTTAAGATTGCATATTTTTTTGGCTTGTTCCACTCGTCTAGCAATATCCCCATTCTCCACTGCCAACCTTTAGGAGCTGCGCCGCCTTGGTAATCCTCGTCGATCATATCGGCTTCTAATATTTGCAACGCAAAAGGTACATCGCTATCACCAAACCTTTTACCTCTAATCAACCGAATAAATACCTCCCCATCAGATGCCCACGCTGAAACGGCAGTTCTTACCATTTCGTTAAAGGTTAATTTTCCAGCTACATCGCAACTAGAAGCCTTAGACCATTTAGCAAAAGATCTTTCAATTTGATCGTTAATTTTAGGGTTAAGTCTTCCCCCTCTTGCCATCCTTACCTGAGCTTGTAAGCGTGGCCCACACCCTGCAACGTTTTCAACAATGGCACGAATAGCATTTCTGCAATAATCCTGATCCCTTATTAATTGCCTAGCTCTAGACCTAAGCTTTTTAACGCTGCCTTTGATTTCTGTATCTGCTGAACTTGTCGGATTAACCCAACTAGCGGTATATCGATCCATGCTTGCGCCTGCGTAATTTCTACGTCTTGGCTTTGCAAGTGTTGAAGGATTAGGGCGCCATAATTCGCGCCATGCATTAGCAATACCCATGATTAAAACCTCGCGTACATTGTGAATGGGTTTCCTTTACCGTTAGCTATTAAATTCGCTTGATCTTCTTTATTAACGATGTATTTAAGTTGACTTTCTCTAGCGATTAAATCAGGCAATTGAACTTTTTTATACGTCCTTCCGCCTATTGAATATTCTTGACCTGCGTCTGTTGATAATACCCTAATTGCAGTTGTTACAGCGTCTAGGTCTTTCTTTGCTTGTGACCTGTTATCAATAGCGCCCGGATTACCACCCGCATAAACAAGAGATTGCAAAACCTCTAATTTTCCTGACCTAGTAAATTTTTCAGCGCCTTTTGAAAATTCAGCCGTCCAATCCCAATCACCAGCAGTGAAAGATGCCGTATCAGTTGCACTAATAGTAGTTTTCCATCCTGTTGAAGTTGAATCTTGTACGGCGGTTGCAGTATGGAAACCGTTAGCAGCCGCATTAGTGCGAAGGTAATATTTTAATGTCCAATCAGGCGCGGAAATAGTTTCATCA